TTGAGCAACCAATGTAGGCAACACGATGAAGCGCACTGAGGCAGACCTTGGAATTTGAGGGCATGATGAGCATGTAAAGTACAGGGCCACCGAGTTGATCGGCATGTTCCAAGACAAAGTTCTGAATACCCACATCACCGCCATGCACGACAATCAAATCCCATTTTTCCTTGAGGATCATGGGTTCTGAGGTGACAACCACCCCATTCAGATCGCCTTTGTGTTCGCCCGCAAAGACGGCGACATAGTGACCCCTAGCACGAGTCTCGTCTGCCATGTCGCGCACGTAGTTCTCCGAGCCACCTGGATAGGGGGCATAACGATGCACGACAAAGAGAATACGCTTCGGCCGCATCGCCTGGGCCGCCTGAAGTGCTTTTGTTGCAGGAGAAGGCTCGATAGGGTTCCGGTCGGGAGTTAGTGTGCTCATGCGTAAAGTCTTTCCACCGCAGCCAGAACCTCTGAAACCCTATCATACTGGTGGACTATGGCATATGGCGTTCCATCAGGAGTCACCACCTGAGTTCCATTGAACTGCGGCAGGTGTTCGGTGATGAATGGCTTGTAGACTTCAAACTTGCGAGGGTCCATCATGGTACCCAACTGTGCAGCCCAGGCGTTATGACCACGGGTAACTTCAGTGACATGATCGTAGATGGCGGTCGACAAGAGGAGATTCAGGGCCGCTTGGTCGGGTCCTCCTCCGCCAGGCACATGCTGAGTGGTCCCATGTGAGAGAAGATAGATGGACTTACAGAGTCCCATAAACACATCAAATTTTCCCGCCAGAACACCACAATTGATAATGGTATTTTGCTTATGCCTCTCATACATGATAGGACCAAAGGCTTGCAGGAGATTATTGGCACCCCAGGGTTCGTGTTGATACGCAATACCTTCAGAGGATACCACAAGATCAATGCACGAACGATAGGAACGATCAAGATAGACTGAGGGGTTGGTTTGAAAGACCACATCGCGCACGTCCGTTGCAAGCACATAGCGAGTGTTTTGTCGATTGGCAGGATTGTCCAGCATGAGGTAGTAGTGTAGAAACCGGTCGACCACAATAGCAAAATCTTTGTTGGGATAGGTCACGCGCCTGTTGGCATCGTCCTTTTGAAAGGCAAGAATGGCGTAGTTTCGCTTGGTCAGTTCTTCGAGGGTATCATAATCCACGTTGTAGGCGAGGACGGCTTTGGTCCCTGTGTACCCTGAGCGATCAAGTGAATTGACCCAATACTTAATCTGGTCCCAATTGTATCCTGTTACTGCGCCGATCACAAGGTCACGCTGTTCCATAATTACTCCATGATGTACTGATGGTATTTAGTGCTCGCTACTTTGTCCAATTCTTTGCCACGGTGAAGTTGGCATGGCTGAACTGCAAACGATCTACCAGCTTGACCGCATTACCCACATGGTCAATTGCCACAAAACCTTCCGGTGCAGTCGAGGCATACCCATCTGCTGTCTTGAGGAAGGTCTGTGTGCCTTGGACTTGACCTAATTTACGCACGATCATTAGTTTAGCATAAATGAGCGCATTTTGCAAGTCAAAAATTTGCTTGAGGTCAGAACGGTGATCTCGGAAGAATCCCAAAACGGTAGTCTTCTCTTGGGTACGCTTGCGCTTGGTATCAGGCTGCTTGGCTTCTCCAATCGCCGCGGTCATCTTGGTGTCTAACCATCGGATGAAATCGTTGGTATGTGCGGTGGTATTCTCAATCGCAGTACCCTCACGAATCTTGGAATTATTGAACGTCTTCAGCCAGATACGATACGTTTCATTGAGGGAGATCTGATTCAGAATTTTGCCATTGATCCCCTGGAAGAGGGTGCCTGCTCGACTCAGCAAGGTGCCCAATTGCTCCGTCTCTGACGCGGTAAAGGTTGCGGTACCCGACTGGTCGACCAACGAGGCATCCCGAAACCAAACATCCTTCGAATGATTCAGGTAGCCAATATCGATCTTGAATGAGGACTTGAGGGTGGCCATTGTCTTGCCACGATATTCGGTATGAAAGATAATACCCATCTGGGCTTTGAGAATAGCGTCAGCCAATGCGGTATGATGCAGAGGAATAGCATAGGTGATGGTGTTCGGGGTGAAGGTGAGATACTTTTCCCCTTCGATAGTCTGTGAGTGGATATCTCCCTTGCCAAACATCATGTCACCCTGGAGGATGCCCTTGATACCTAGCTTAGGTAGATAGCGCAGACAGGTAATGAGTTTGTCTCGTAACCCTTCACTCTCATGATTCTTTTGAATGTCGGCTTCGGTGTAGTTCAGTTTGGCGTTCTTGGCAAACACACCCTTGGTGCCCACGAAGAACTTCCCGTTCTCAGGATTGATGCCGCAGAACACCGCAGGAGCCCCGTCCCATTTGGTTGTGACATTGATCGGCTTCTCCACATGTCCTGAGAGCATATCTCTCAATGAACGCAGGAAGTCGATGGCTTCACGGGCCCCGGCGACCCCACGGTTGAGTACCTGATCTTCCAGGTGCTCCATATGGAGATTCTTCTCCCCGGCTTCGGTGAGATAGGCAATAAAGGGACGCATTAGATTTGCACCACAATCGCCGCAGCCGGCGTTCCTTCTGTTACCACAATACGACCAGCCGAGTCGCCTCGTGAGGGTGATACCCCATAAATTTTTGGCACACCTTCTTTGTCAACTGCATCAGGATCAAACCTCTGATCCTCTCGGCGGGCCCGCAAACGGAAAAAAAGATTATGCTTGTTGGCATATTCTTCCGCCTCAGTCAATTCTCCATTCAACTTCAACTCGTTAGTTTTTTCATTATACTGAGCCACGACCTGCATAGAACCAATGTACATGTAGTCGATAGGTCCACCCATGGCCGCAGTTCCCAATACAATCTTGATTTTGTCGGTTCGACCAATCCGACCATACACGTCAGGCACCTTACTACCAGCTTTCAACTTAATACGTAGTTTTTGAAAGACCACTCGCATGAATTTCTTTGCAATACCTGGAACTGCAATATTCAACCCTTGCAATCCACCCCCGGCCAACGAGGGCGCAGACTCACCCTTTAAGGAAAGGTTGAGCATCTTAGTCCCCTTAGCCGTTTTGACATGAAGCACCACATCGGTGTAAGGTTCTGCCCCCGTCAATTGTCGACCCATATACTTTGTGGCTTTAATAACCCCGTGGATTTTCTCTTTGCCCGCCACAACCGTAACCGGATTTTGCTTATTCTTACGAATAGCTGCCGTGATTTTTTCAATCACCCCGCGTTCTTGTCGTTCTTGTGATTCGCCTGCCATAGAGTCCTCCAATCCTCTATTTATGCGTCAAATATAGTGGAGGTACCCCGACACGATGAACTTGGGGTCCTGTTGCACTTTTGCGCCCCAATGGGGGTGAGTCCAGAGAGGAGGAAATATCAATAAGCGTCCAGCCACGGCAGGAACAATCAATTCTGGGTTATCGGGGTTGATGCCAAATCCCGTTTCTCCACCCCGACTGGGGGTATTCAAGTACCACAGGAATGCCAGAAAGCGACGGGCTGAGGCATAACTACCCACGTCGGTATGCAGTCCAAACTGGTCCTGTCCATTCGGAAGATAGCGTTTCATTCTGAATTGCTCGTAGCCAAATTGTCGAGGCCACTGGACATCAAATTGCACCCCCATCATCCCCATATAGACCTTCCAGGCTTCTTGTACGTACACAACAAGCATATCATGTTGTTCCTGCCAATGCAAGGAAATATTGATTTCCTTGAAATGTCGTACATCCTTGAAATCAGTGGAGATTTGGTAGGCTCCATCGTTCGCGTTAAACATGGTTATCAATTGTTCCATGAACATCGTGGGGAGGGCGTCATCCATCACAAGGACGCCGGGTACGTGGTTTAAGTCAAGGCTGCTCCGTTTCATACTTTTATTCCTCTAAATTTTGAAGTGTCGAATTTCTTATGCTCAAAAGGTTTTGGCACGTCTGGTACGGTTCCCTTTGCCTGACCCGATTGACTGAGGTTGGTCTGAGCTGAGGCCGCCACGTCATACAGGCGCATCTTAGCACGATCCAATCCTACCACAAATTTTCGATTCACGCTCTTGTCCATATACCGATTCTTCAATACCTTCACCATGTACTGATTGAGGGTATTCAATTCATCTGTAGTAATGATGGCGGCCATAAAGTCTGCGGTCGCGGGTAGACCTACGGATTCTGAGGTATCAGACATTTCCAAATCAGAACTATCTAGTCCGGCGCGGGTGGTTTGTGTGGCGGAGATAACAGGAACCCGAAACTCCACCGCGAGTCCGCGTAACTCCTCGGCAATAGCTTTGATGTAGGTGTAGGTGTTGACATTGCCACCCATCTTGATTCGTGATGAACAGCAGATGTTCAGGTAGTCTATGAAAATCAACTGCGGGCGAAACGACTTCTTCAATGCCAGTTCGTTCAGCAAGGCGCGGAAATGAAGTGTGGACACGGACGCGGTGGGATATTCCTTGATAATCAGTTTCCCATGCGCCCGTGTCTTGAGCAGCGCAAACTTCTCATCATATTCCTTCTTGGTCAATTTCTTGATGCTGTTCACTTCGACATTGAGTAGGTTGGCATCGATACGCTTGGCGATCTGTTCCTCTGCCATTTCCATCGTGATGTACAAGACATTGTAGCCACGCGCAACCGCGGCGGCCGCCATATGACACATGACCAGGGACTTTCCGACATTGATGCCTGCCATGAAAATATTGAGTGTCTTGTTCGAGAAGCCCCCATCAGTGATCTTATTGAAAAATTCTAGATCAAACGGGACTTTTTCCTCCACGGTATGATAGTAGGCATATCGTGCCTCATGTTCTTCCATGTAATCATGACCCACATGAGGATCAAAGGATACAGACAACGCTTTGGTGAGGATATCTGGGCAGGCGCCGCGAGAACGCTTTTCTGTTTTTGTGGCTTTGTCCCCATCCATGATGCTAATAACGTCAAGCACCGCACCATGCAAGGCAGAATCTTGACAAAACTTTTCCGTTTGCTCGGTGAGCCACA